GTCCACACCGGACTGGACCCCATCACCCCCTCGGTTGTGATCACCGGGGGCGCCTCGCCCTGCTGAGCCTGGCACTGGTAGGCCCGATGGCCAACCACGCGGCACTGAGTGCACCACGCCTTCCGGCATGCCCTACTCTTGTGCGCACCCTGACAGTACTCGCAACAGAACTTCATGCCCGGAGGCGGACGCTCGGTGCAAGCGCTGGACGGGTGCCCAGACTCGCCGCAAGTGAAGCAGTAGATCTCAGCCTTTGGTTTCTGAGGAGCACCCGGCACCTTAGCCTTCTTGCTCTTCTTCTTCTTAGACTTCTGCTGCACCACCCCACTGGCGGCCTTACTCTCGACTGTGATGGGCTTCTCAGCCCCCGACTTGCCACCGTCGGCGCTCTTGCACTTCGCCAACTTAGCAATCTCCTCCTCCGCAGCCCGGAGACGCGACTCCAACAGGAACTTCTCCTGCCTCGACATAATCAGCTCGAAGCGGAGTGCCTCTTGACGCGCCTCGGCCTCGGCCAGAGGATTCGACACACTGGACTTTTCCTGGTTCACCTTTTGAGGGTTCTCCAGGAGGGGCAGGGACTCGGATGACCAGTGCTGAGCGCTGCCAACCGACTTCTCTGCCGTGGCAAACTGCACGTGCTTGGGTGGGCCAGCCAGCGGGGACGAGACAGACGGAGACTTGGACTCCCATTGATAATTATATGGGTTTTGTCTCAACTGACGCCGATCCCCGGTGTCCCACACCGGAGCGCGCCCGTAGTCCAAGTCCTCTGAAGCATTGGACACTACGTCCTCAACCTCTTCAAACATCTCCTCATCCTCTCGCTCACGCTGACGCATCTCACGAAGGTCGTCCTCAAACGATTCCATCCCATTACGGTACAGCATCAACTCCGAAAGGGCCGCCGCCTCACCGTCCTTATCGCCCCTCTCGCGCGCTGCGCGGAAGCGACCCGACGCTCCTTGCTCAAGAGCGCTCGCCAAAGCGCGGATCTTAGCTCGGCCCTGTTTCGTGTTCGCCACATTACCATTCAATGCATCATCGAGGTCGGCTTTGAACTGCTGTTCAAGCGAGAGACGCTCCTTCTCAGTAGCGTTCTCATATCGCTTCTTGATGTACTCCGCATCCGCATAGGGGTTCCCATCCGTTACGGCCACATCCTGGGTATTACCCCCGATCTGACCGCGACTTTTGAGCGCCCTCAGAGTATTCACCGACATATTGTAGTTGCGCGCCTGCGCACGCCCCTTATTCTTCCCCTTGTTATTCTCGAGAACAATAGCCTCAACAGTTATCTCGGAATCTGGAAAAGAAGGGAAGTCCTTCCGCACCGCACTCACGAAGTCGGCCAGCTCCGACGGGCTTACCCCATCACTGCCAACCGCCTCATAAAGCGCCTTGTACGCCTTCTGAGCATCAATCTCAATAAGCGCACGAGCAACACGAGGGAACGGAAAGAAATCCTCCAACACACCGGCAGCCTCCGCCTGCTCCCGCGACACATGGCGAATAAACGCCCACACCACCTTAGCGGCAAGTACCACGGGAAACAGAACGCCGAGCGAGAGCAACACCAAGTGCTGAACGACAATCCAGAGGGACTGCCGGACAACAAAGAAGTAGAGCTCAGCACCGACCACCACAACGACAACCAATATACAAACTCGCACCGTGCCCACAGGAAAGGGCGGACGCATCTCACGCAACTTTTTAAGGTTGTTGAGGCGAACCTCCATCTCCTTTGGATCCAGACGACTTTCAGATACCAACCTTCCCTCTTCGAGGTCAGTGAGACGAGCATGCGCTATCCACCGATAAACGCAATGAGAAGCAACGAAAACAGCGACAACAAAAGAAGCCACTAGCACCGTTGCAAACACCTGCCCACTCACCCCCCAAGTGGCGCGGTATAGGGCAAAGTAATACCCGAACCGGGCCCACGTCGACGCATCAACCATCTTACGATAGTAATACGAAGCCGGCCCAAGTTCTTCAACCAGCACCACGTCGTACGAGGCCGCAGCCAACGTACTCCAGAGAGTTGCGAAGGGACCTTGAACAGTCGCAAGGCGCGCAGCACACACCCACGAGCCAGTTTTACCCAGCTTCCGATAGGCGAAATAGTGGCACGCCAATAACGAGCAGTTTTCAGGTTCATCTATTCCATTCAACAGCTTGTCGGCATCACGACAATCTGTCTCGTTGAAAGAAACCTCCTCCAGAATCTCACGCGCCTCACGGTAACGACCGCGGCACTGACGACTATCCGGATGCGTGAAGCAGTACTCAGGACCCAAGCCCATCTCCTCCAACGCCACGTGCATCCCACTGAAGGGCACACCACGCGGCGCCGGCGATGGCGAGGGAGAGTGCTCCGGCCACACTGACCGGTCTTCCAACGGCGCGATACTGGGTGACTCCAGCACCTTAGGCATGGTGAGGTTTCCCACACCCTCCTGCAAGGCACTGAGTCCAAGACGCCCAGACTTCGCGACTATCCTGCCGACACGAGCGAGGGGCACAGGGTTTATTCTGTGCGTCCTCCGCAACCGTTCGCCGGCACGCATAACGCGCACCGTGGCGGGACCACCAGCAGGGGCGGTCTCCTCGACCACCACCACCGGCTCAACTGCCACGGTAGGAGCTATCACGTCAAACGGACACGGCCCGGGTTCACCCGCGCCCAAGCAACCCTG